TCAACATCAACTCCCCAAGTATAACGATAATCATCTAATAATTTTCTTCTTCTATAGCGAGTCAACCAAGGAGAATCACATTCACAAGATGGATATTGCTCCACCCGAGTACCAGAAGGATCTACAAGAGGATAGCAACAATTTATCACAGAATTCTGCTGCGAGGATTCGATATAACCTCTTAGCAGATCATCCTTAATGTCTTGTGGTTGTAATATAAAATTTGGATCACAATAACCCTTTTCTATTTCTTTTGGTGTGCTTTCGCCTTTTCCTTGAGTCCAAGAAATACAATCAGTTTTTGCACAAGGAGATTCTCCTGCTAAACAAGTATTCAAATAATACAGAGAAGATTTATCCCACATAGTCAATCTACCAGCACCAACACTATCTCCTATCGTTTCATATTTACATCTACTAAAACCAGGCGAAATAGCCTCACTGTTATTAATCGGATCTGGTTTTACTGGTAATTGTGTGGATAGTCCATTAGGTCTGAAGGTATTGAACCCCTCGTGAACTTTATAATCTCCAGAGTAAAGTCCTAGCGGCCTCCAGTAAGTATCATAAAATCTGTAGATAGTCTGAACTGGTTCTAATTCATCTGCATAAACAGTATAGTTTACTATTTTTCCTAATTTTCTTTGAACTAAATCTCCATCTTCATTATTTTGATTACAGATTATCTCGGGACAATCTGATAATGGCCAAGATGAAACAAGACAGGGATCACCCGTTGGTTCTGAAAAGCATTCATATTGTAAATTTGATGGATTAGAGAAGGAACCACAGATAGAAGTATCCCAACCATTAGGTATAAGGCAAGGTTCATCTGGTCTTAGATAATATCTCTGTGTAGATGAAAATGCTGGTCTTTCAGACCACATAATTAAATCTTCACAAGCAACACAGCAGCCTGTATCTGCTGTATCACCAGAAAGACATTCTGTTCTATCACAATCACCACAAGGACAACAACGATTTATAGTTCCGCTCATGCACCACCACACCCAGAATAAGCATTAACAAGATTAAATATGTATTTACCTTTTACTCTGTGTAAATTCACAACAGTTCCGTTACGAATAGGAAGCATAGTAAAGGCAGTAGGATCTGGAAAAGCGTCAAATTGTCCTAGACCTATTCCATCTATATCATCATTATTTTCTGCTCCATTATATGCTGTTTTTTGGTTTCCTGAGGCCTCGAATCTTAAAGTAGTAGTATTAAAAGAAATATCTTCTACTGTATATGTCCATCTAGTTGGAGGGTCGTTATTACTACTTACTTGGTGGCCAACAATAATACCAGTAAGGTCTTCTTTTTCGAAACCTCCTTCTGGTAGTTCTGGTGTTCTTCGAAGTGGTATACCATTTACTCTAAATCTACCAAAATTTGGACTCCCTTCGTTTGTATCCTTTTCATAAAGAACACCATTCTCTGTATCTACAAAATAAGTACATCCTTCTGCTTGTGTTGTATCTGTTAATTTATAATCATCTCCTAGTGGTTGAATACAAGATTCGCAATCATAAGATATACCCAAACCTCCTTCTGGAGTTAATATTTTATCACCAAGGTTTGATACTGAAGGAGGATTTGGTGGCTGTAAATCGGTATAAAGTGTATTTCCTTTAACAACACCATCCACCAAGTTAAAAAAGTCACCAAGACGATAAGGACCATTTGCACTATCCTTCATACTAGAGTCACTGCATATAAATGTATAGGGTGCTCCTGTTTCGCTAGGTGCATCTGAGTCGCCTGTAGTTCCAGACGACAAAAGACTAGCAATACCGGCTCTATTGTTGAAGAAATAGTCGGCGTCCGCGCCGTTTGTGAAATATCTTGCTCTTGCCCTCAAGAAGTCTTCAAACTTAACTTCATTTTGATAATAATTATAACCATTTGATCCTGTAGTCTTAAGTGCTATTGGGTAAATATAACCAGAAAGACCACTGGTGTTGGGGTTTTCTAAAATTGGTGCATTATTACCAGGCTCATTTGATGTGTCGATGTATCCTTGTTCGCCAGGACCAAGAGTTCTCACGACGGCATCAAAAGATGCTTGTTTGTAACTACTATCACCTCCACCAAAATCTAAAGAAACAATATAACCTTTTAGTCCTTTTATGTGTTCAAAGGCCATTTCATTTTGATCTATCAGAGGACCTGCAAATAATTTAGGACAGCCAGCGTCACCAGCAGGACCTTGAGGACCTGGAGGTCCTTGTGGACCTACTTCACCTCCTCCCCCGCAACAATCGGGACAAGGATCATCATTAACAATTACAGGTTTTCCGCAAGGATCATCTGCACAAGAAGATGTGTTTAAGTTGTTAAAGTCCGCTACAGTGAATGTAGTTTTTGGTTCTTCTGGAGTTGGCATCTAAGCACCTCATAGTAGACTACTGGCATCATAATCGACACCCTTACTACTTATAAAACTTTCTGGTGAAGGAGCCAAAGATCCTTCTGGTGCTGCTGGTGCTGCGCCGCCTTCCATTCCCGCTTCTGCACCAGGCATTCCACCAACACCACCAGCCTGTGCTTCAACTTGTGCCATTTCTTCTGCTTTCTCTCTCTGAATTTGTTCGTCAATTTCAGCAATATCTTCGTCTGTCTGACGAAGAATGTTCTTACGAATCCAATAATCAGAGAAGAACTTACCAGAATAGTCAGCAACTTCGCGCATGATGGCCATACGGTCTTTGTATACTTCTGCTTGTTTAGATTCCGCAAAATAAGAATCTGTAGAGAAATCCAATTTAATTTTTTGGTTTACTTTCTTCCAATCTTCTTCGTTGATGATTTGCTTGGCAAAGCACTGCGTCTTTAAGAAGTTTAACAAAAGTTCACCGAATTTTATACGAATTCTGTTTATGAACTTAGCATATTTCAATTCATCTCTACTGATTTCGGAAGAACGACCCATATTGAACCCATTATCTGCTTGTAAGCGAGACTCTGGAATATTCAAAGATCTATAAAGTTTCTTTTGGAAATACAGAACATCTGCCATTTCACCGAGGTTCTGACCGCCTGGAAGTGTTTCAATTGAAGTTCCTCTTCCACCTTCTCGTCTTGGCAACCAGAAATCTTCAAGCATACTCATATGCTTCTTGTCGTCTCTAATCTGACCTGTATCTGCATCATAAACTACCTTGTTGCGGTAGCGATTCATAACCTCACGGAGATACTGTTCTGCTTTATTCTTTGGAAGAGAACCGACATCAATATAGAATATTCTTCTCTCGGGTGCTCTAGACCAGCGATAGATTACAGTAGCGTCTTCCACCATTCTCAACATATTAAGTGGTTTGATTGCTTTGTGCAAGAAACCCACTACCTTCTTGGAAGTGTGATCATACAATCCAGAATGAACATAATTTACCGAGTCTGGTGATATTTTAACACCTTGATCTACGGAATTGTAATTAATATTATATTGAACAGGATTGGTTCTATCAAAAGGAATATAAAGATAGAATTCTTCCATCTCTGTAGGAATTTCTAGATTTCCTATCTTTTCCTTTTCTTTGATTTGCTTGATCTTCTTTATACGAAGAGGATCTATGAAACGATACTCCTTCGCACCCTTCTTCTTATTTTCGTGAAGAATTATATGGTAATACAATCTTCCGTCGATGTAGAACCGACGAAATATATCATAACCTTTTCTATCAAAATCAAGAAGATACAGGACTTCCTGAAAGGACTCCTGTATCTTCTCTTTGACTGTATCTGGGACATTTACTTTGTCTAGATTTAATCTAACTGTTTCGTTTCTGGCATCTTCCGTGATTATTTCGTTAGTAATTTCATCAATAGCAATATCGACTTCTGCATTCAGAGACATTTCACGATACTTTCGTATCATGTCTACCTCTGTTCTTACCGTGCCGTCGAGGTCAACATAAAATCCCTGAAGACCTCCACTTTCTATTACTGTTGCTCCGTCGTCAATTGACTCTGGAACTATAGAAAATGTTTCCTCTTTTTCCTCTTTGCGTCCGAAAGTAAAACCAAAAACATTAAATGCCATAATATAATATCACCTTATTATTAAGGAGTTGTGGTGAAGTGCGAGTATGCAAATGTCACTGTAAATTCTGAAACTACATCTACCTGATCGTAACCGAGTTCAACATTAGATACTTCTTTGGGGAACATATTGAAAAGTCTATATGATCTTACAACATTACCCTTTCTATCTAATTGGTTTACAGTCGCTTCGTATTGTCTGATGGCAGCAAATACACTACCTCCTGCTACGGTTGCGATATTTCCTTCTCTCTCGTTGAGAGCGTTGTTCCAATCCTCGAAGGTTCTACGGAGAGTCATGTTCTCTGTGTTGAGAACAGTAACAGACCAATCATCGAATGTTCTGTCGCCTGGAACCTTAATAACACGACCCAAGTAAGGAACAGGAATTTCTCCTATTGTTGATGCAGGTAAAGAAGTTGCTTTGCAAAAGAATTGCAAATCGTTGTAATTACCCAAACCAGTTACTATTACTTGATAGAGGGTGGGTTTTGAGCCACCATCAAACTTTTGTATGAAATTATTAATTCCTAAATTAACTGCCATTTGTGTGTCCTCTTTTCTTTATTTAGTCTTATTAGGCTCCGATTTCATCGAAGGATACACCAGTTGGGGTGGCGATGAAGTTCAACTGAATAAAGTTGATAGAACGGTTTGGTTTGATATAGATGTCACCGACAAATCCGTTGGAGTCGATTACCTGTGGTGTGTTGTTAGTCTCATCGCAAACAACTCTGAAGTCCTGAATACCTCTTCTACCTTGAACTTCACGGAGATATGGCTCTACGAGTTGCTTGAACTGAGCGCGGGTGAATTCATCGTTGAATTCAAAGAGAAGATACTTGGATGCTTTGGCGATTGCTTTCTCAAGAACGATGAAGAGACGACGCACATTTATACGATCAAATGCACTTGGTCTTGCCAACAAAGTCTTGTCACCGTAAA